CTAGTAGCATGATCCATCACGAATTCACCGGCCGTGTTTCGAAGCGTCTCACCCCAGTACGAGTGCTCAGCATCAGCCCTGTAACCCATGAGACTACCATTGACGTACAATGACCTATTCTTCCTGAGCAAGAGCCAATCGTCGCCAACTACTGGCTCGCGATCGACTAACAAGTGTAGCATGTAATCAGTGACGTCTGACTTCACGTAAAAATTGGGATCGAGCGTGCGACTGACTACTTCACCGGTGTACGCGTTGACATATACGGTGAACGGCACGCCCAAGCGAGTCACGCCACTGACTATCACGTAATCAGGATCGTTGGGATCACGCGCGAATGAACCAGAACCAGTCACCCACTGCGACCAGTCTTCTGGAGCAAAGCTGACACTTAATCCGATGCTGCGCTCATCAACTGTGAAGAATCGCGCACCTCTAGTATTTACCCTAGGCTGGATCAGCAAGTATCGCGCGTCGTGAGCAATAGCCTCAGCCTCGTCGTCACCACCGAACGACGGTATCATCCTATTCTCGCCCATACTCACGAGCTCAAATTGATGTCGCCACCACCCGGCAAAATAGCCATTGTCCTCATAGCGCACTGAGGTCTGTGACAGACCTCCCATGAAGCGCTGCCTATCATACGTAAACTTCGGCGACGTCACTTTTACTAACTGATCACCGAGGTTGACGTCCAGTGGCGAGTCCAGCGGTATGTTGAAGCTTTGCTCTTCGTTCACAATGTCACCATGCCCTTCTTAATGTCATCGATGAATCCGGCAATGACGAAATCGTTGAGCGCGTCAGGAACGGGGATAGACGTCGCCTCAAGCTTGACGATCATCTGCGCGCATAAGATGAGCACGCGACGACGATCGACCGAGAACGGCACATCTTCGTAATGCATCCTACCGCGCATGACGGCCAACACGCAGCGCGACGCGGCCATTCCAGCATAGTCTGTCTCCTGCTGCTCTGCGGTGCTCTTAGTGCCAAGCGGGTTAGTCGCGCTCACTGGCTTGAGCTCAATCTCAGCGTCTTTTAGTAACTGGTCAATCGCGACCATGTCCTCGTTCTCATCTACGACTGCGGCGTAATGAACCTGCATCTTGAACAGCTTAGCCGTGAACGCGGCTATGCCGCTCAATTGCGCCTGGAACACCGTGTCGCGAGTTTGATCGACGGCAATGACTGCCGCGGCTGACCGCATGTTCTCCATGTTGAATGACATCTGCTGCAAGCCAGCCAACTCATACATCTCAGTCTTCAGCTCTTGCTTGGTCGCAGTCAACGCGGCGTCGAGCGGCGTCGGATTTATGACCGTCATAAGCGTATCTATCGGCCGCGAACTGTCGACATACAACGCCTCACCGGTGCCATTCGTTATCGCCTTCATGGCCAAGTCGACGTCACTATTGAACACTGGCACCGCGCCCTTGTACATCCTGATCAACTGCTGAATCTTCGCATTGACTCTGTTGAGCTCGCGCTGCGTGGGATAGAGCAAGTCAAATAGTGACGACGCGGTAACGCGACTGAATCCGACGTCCCAACCGAACGTCTGAATCTGCACTTTGTCGAATGGATACGACACTTCTGGTAGTGTGTGACTTCCAATCGTGATGACGACGCGCTTACCAGGACAGTCGAAGTACATCTTGAAGTCGACCCACTCCCTATTGCCGATGCTCTCAAGTATGTCGTTCAACAAGTCTTTAGGACAATTGTTAAGATATGGAGGCAATGACGTGACTGGGAAGCTGTAGTTGCGATACAGCATCTGCTTTATGTCATTAGCTATGAACTGCGGCTCGAACATGCCTATTTCGTAGTCATTAGCCTTCACGAGCTGATGCGTCACTGGGTCAATGAATATGTGCGAAAAGTTGACGATCGCCGCGTCATGGAAGCACTCCATGACCATGTGGCACATGTCCGAATTGCGCACGACTTTTCTCAGTTGGCGCTCGACCTCTTCCTTGTATAGGATATACTCTAAAGTTGGAACGTCGGACAATAGAGCAGGCTCAAACGACACCGTGCCGAGGCGCGAAACTACTTGGTCTATGATCTGCTTTAAGTAATTTGAAGCGATGCCAGTACCAGTGTCGGCGCGCTCCTGCTCCATAGACGTAAAGGCAGGCACGTTATACGACGACGTGACATAACCACTGGATCGAAGCGCAGGAAATAACTTGTTGTAGAACGCGCATATCTTCAAGTATTCGCGACTATACTTAGTCTCGATTATCGAATTGAGTCGTGCGTACTCACTGCGTATGTCATCAGGCAATATCCACTTGTCAGACTTCTCACCAGGATAGCGACCAGGTACGTATTGACCAGAGACTTTGTCGTAAGTATAATCTGCTGCAGTGATCACTTTTTGCCCTTCTTTGCTTGCGACGCCTTTATGGCGCGCATCTGCTTGAGCGCGTCACTCTTGCGCTTGTATACCTTACCATGCTGCCCATACTTATAACCACCCTTGACCTTGCGTATCGGCATCATATCCTCCTTCGCACAGCATCTAGTATATGCGGAGGCGCGTACACGTCCTTGCACAAAGCGTCACTCAAGTACGCGATCTTCTCTATTCGCGGAACGGTCCTCTTGTTACCAGCACTATCGACGATCTCGACCATCTCCTGCTTTATAGGTGCGTTGTAGCGATATTGCGGACCAAACAAGAGCTCGTCAACCGTCGATGATTTATCAGGTAAGAACAGTTTAGGATCTAAACCAATTGTGCGAATTTGATATACATAGTCGCCATAGTTAGTCGGCAACGTACCACTGCGCTCGAACTTATTTCGCCTGGCGTATGACGCTGCGACAGATGGCTCAGACGAGACGAACACGACGCGACCCTGCTCAGACGCGTCCTCTTTATCGCCATGCTTCTCTATCGCGCCCTCGAATCCCTTCTCCAATATGTCCTCATCATCCTTAACACCTCGATAAATGATGTCTGGCATCTCGCGACTCTGTGACTCTACCAACCTCTGCTTCAGAGCAGCTTCTAGCAGTTCTCTGACAGCCATTATCCTCTCTTCTCTGTCGCTGAGGTCATACTCATCGGACAATTCAGCCAAGTCGTCATCCGTCATCTTGTTCATTATCTGAACAGCTATGGCGTCTAATATCGCGTCTCTGGCGAAGCGATCCTCGTCAGCGGCCTCGAAGTGCTCAGGCGTCAATGTGTCACTGTGCCTGCCAGGATCCTCCATCTTAGCCCTGGCCGCGTTCTCTCTGGCCATCATCTTGCCGAAGAAGATGCTGTCCTCGTCATCTGCGTCTCGCGGTACCTCGGCGTAATACTGCTTGAGTCTAGACAGCGCTATCGGCAAATAGTCATCATATATCTTCAACATCTTCTCGCGTGTCATCTGTTCACCTCTGCGATAAATTGTCGAATGCGCAAGTCATCGTCCAAATGATCAAAGATATTATCTGGCTTGTACGACGTGGACAGCTCATCAGTAGTGCGAATCGTTATGGACGTGTCCTTATGCGTAATGGTCATCTGCAGCGGGCGATGCGCGAGATTTGAAGCTCTCAGCAGCATCGCGGTCAAGAAATCGACGGACCACTCCTGTTTAGATAAAAGCCTAAGTGCCTTCCTAGTCTGCGCGCGCTCTACTGCGAGAATCCACGCCTCCCTAAAAAAGCTGTGCTTCTTTTCTTTGCGAGGCATCAGAACCTCCTATATATCGCTGATATCAGGTTCTTCAAATTCTTGTCGCTGACGACCTTAGGCCTACCGAGTATGCCAATCATGTCGCTGAGCGATGAAGAGCCAGGCTCACCGCCGAACCACGACCTGCCTGGGCCAAACAAATCTCGCTCATCTTTCGCCGATTGAGCGATCAGCGCAGTATTGGCCTTCTGCCTCGCCAGCGCGTCCTCTTTGTCTTTTTGCCACTTTGCGCGCGCCTGCTCGTAAGCGTTCTGCTGTGCGGCCCAAGTCACGTCATCTACTTCAGGAGCGCGCGTCGGCGCGACAGGCTCAGGGTTCGCCTGCTGCCAGGCCCACTCCCACCTGCGATTGAAGTCGCTGTAATTCTTACCAGCTGCCTTGCGCCACGCCGCATCATCACCCAAGTTTATAGGCGTGACATCCACCCACTCACCCTTCTTAGCGTCGTACACCAACTCCTGCCCATTCTTCTTGTGAGTAGAAGAATTGACGTAAGAACCAAGCACGCCGCCGAGCTCGTCAGCGCCAAGCGAACCCCAGTTATGCTCCGCATAGTAGCGCTGAAGTGCGTCAGTACGAGCTTGCCACAGAGCAGCTTGCACTGGGTCGCGATATCGCCTAGTGGGAACAGGCCCAGTCGAAACTTGAGGCTGAGACTGTTGAACCTGTGTCTGAGGTGCAGGCTCAGCAGCTTTGGGCTTCGGCAGCGTCGTCGATGCCTTGCCCTCGTCAGATATCACCTGCGTCGGCTTGACGTCTGTAGCCTTCTGCACCATTGCCTGCGGCGCGACCTTCGTAGCAGCGTCCATGGCTGCCTTCTGC